ACCAAAGAAGACCAGAGGGGGTTGACTTAAGCTGTTAAATATGCTACAATATTAGTATATTGAGTGGTTAGTTACTTAAGTAAACTTAAGAAACCAAAGTGATAACCTTTAAGTGTTTATTCTTTATTTAAGTTAATAACTTATACTACTCACTTAAGTAATCTTAAGTAATGTTTTGTCTTCCTTAATTCAGCTTTGCTGAAAGACGGGTTAAAGCAAAAAGGAATAATGTTTATGTCTTCTTCAGATGACCCGGTTTCCCCTCCGGTAAAGAGAAAAAGAGGAAATCCTAATTTATACAAAGGGATGCCTCCTTTAAACCCCGAAGGTAGAAAAAAAGGATCGCTGAATAAATTCACCAAACTATCCAGAGAACTTATGTCTAATAAGGGTCCTGAGATAGTAGAGAAAGTAATAGAACTAGCTCTAGAAGGTGACAGGCATTGTCTAAAAATGTGTCTGGACAGAATTATACCTACGACAAAAGCAGTTGAGATTACACACGATCACCAAGATTTAGGTATTAATATTATAGTTGAATCTGTAAAGGCGATTGAAAAAAAAGAAGCAGAAGAATTTAAAACCATAGAAGCTGAGTACGAAGAAAAAGAATGACAGATTTAAATGTCACTCTTCACAAGGCTCAAATGGAAATCTTTACTTCTCCTAAGAGATTTAAAGTTGCCTCATGTGGCAGAAGATTTGGTAAGAGTTATTTAGCGGCTTGGGTGTTAATTATTAAAGCACTCCAAAGTACCTCTAAAGATGTATTTTACGTAGCACCTACTTTTCAACAAGCTAAGGATATTCTTTGGTCTATTTTAAAAGAGGTAGGTAAAGATGTCATCAAATCTGCACACGAGAATACTGCGACACTTACTCTTGTCAATGATAGAAAAATTTATCTTAAGGGTTCGGACCGTCCCGATACTCTTAGGGGTGTGGGTCTTTCTTATGTTGTTATGGATGAGTACGCATCTATGAAACAGGAGGTCTGGGAAATGATCCTAAGACCAACTTTGGCAGACGTAAAAGGTGAAGCTTTATTTATAGGGACACCAGCAGGAAAAAATCACTTTTACCAGCTATGGTTAGACGCTCAAAAAGAAGAAAACGAAGAAGATTGGGAAGCATTTCAGTTTAATTCTACTGATAATACTTTTTTAGACCCTAAAGAAATAGAAGCGGCTCGTAAAACAATGTCTACTCAGGCATTTAGACAAGAATTTGAAGCCACTTTTGAATCATTTTCAGGTGGGATTTTTAAAGAGGAGTGGATTCAGTATGTTGATGACGATGAGTTTGATGATTACAAAGCTAAAACGCAAGGTCATTTCGTTATATCGGTGGACCCGGCTGGCTTTGAACAAGCTAAAAAAGAAAGAGGACTAAAATCTTCTAAATTAGACGAAACTGCTATATCAGTCGTAAAAATAGCTCAAGATGAGTGGCACGTAAAGGATATTTTTCACGGTAGATGGGGAATTAAAGAGACTGCCTCTAAAATACTAAATGCGGCTGAAGATGTAAAGGCAGTTACAGTAGGAATCGAATCAGGTGCGTTAAAAAACGCTATAATGCCTTATTTAGAAGATGAAATGAGAATACGAGGAAGATGGATAAACATTACAGACGTATCTCACGGTGGTAAAAAGAAACAAGATAGAATAGTTTGGGCCTTACAGGGTCGTATGGAACATGGGAAAATAAAACTAAGAAAAGCAGATTGGAATGTTCACTTTATAACACAAATGCTTGACTTTCCTAGTCCATTAGCTCACGATGATTTACTTGATTCTCTAGCCTACATAGATCAAGTATCTGTTGCAGATTTTGCACAGTCAATAGAATTAGAAGAATGGGAACCAATAGATAATGTCTCTGGATACTAGTAAACTAGCATATAATGACCCACAAGCTTCTTTAAGTTCTTGGGTAGTAGATAAAGTAACACAGTGGGAAGACCACAGAAATACAAACTATTTAACAAGATGGGACGAATATTACCGTATTTGGCGTGGTATTTGGACTTCAGGGGATCAAATGAGGGCCTCTGAAAACTCTAGATTAATTGCTCCAGCAACTCAACAGGCTATAGAAGCTACTGTAGCAGAGCTAGAAGAAGCTATATTTGGCAAAGAACAATGGTTTGATTTAAGAGATGATGTAGCAGATCAAGACCCTACGGACGCTAAAGTAGTTCGAATGAACCTACAGGAAGACTTAAACAGAGCTAAAGCTAAAGATGCTATTGTAGAGGCACTTCTTAATGCGGCTATTTATGGTACAGGTATTGCTAAAATAACTGTAGATGAAGAAATAAACAAAAAGATGGGTGAATCGGCTATACCGGATACCTTAACTACAGATACCGTAATATACGAAGAGGACATGACTACGGTACGAATTGATCCTCTGACACCCAAAGAGTTTGCTATAGACCCTTCAGCTACATCTATAGACGAAGCTTTAGGAGTTGCTCAGGTAGTCATTAAACCTAAATATGAAATTATTGAAGGTATAAGAAACGGAATATACGAAGATAAACCTGTAGGAAGTTATGATAAAATGGACTTAGGTTTTGATGAGGAAAATGATTCCAGATCAGACGATAATGATAAAGTAAAAATTACTGAGTATTGGGGAAGAGTACCTAAAAAGTATTTATCCGGTAACGAAAGTTCTTTAGACGATCAATTTGATTATGATGAGGATGAATTAGTAGAAGCTGTAGTAATAATAGCTAACGATAGTTCAGTCCTTAAGGCTACAGAAAACCCTTATTTAATGGGTGATCGTCCTTTTGTCGCTTTTCAGTTAGATAGGGTTCCAAATAAGTTTTGGGGTCGAGGTGTAGCAGAAAAGGGATATAATCCCCAAAAGGCTCTTGATGCTGAGTTACGTGCCAGAATTGACGCTCTAGCTCTTACAACTCATCCTATGATGGGAGTTGATGCAACAAGATTGCCTAGAGGTGTTAAATTTGAGGTTAAAGCAGGAAAAACTATTCTTACGAATGGTGATCCACGCTCAACCCTGATGCCTCTGAATTTTGGTTCTGTAGCTCAAACTACGTTTAACCAAGGTGCTGAACTAGAACGTATGGTTCAGATGGGTACGGGAGCTATGGACAGTGCTACAAGCGGAGCATCTAATCCTAGAAACAATACTGCTTCTGGAATGTCTATGCTTCAAGCGGCCTCTATAAAGCGTCAGAAACGTACTATTATGAACTTTCAAGAAAACTTTCTTATACCTTTAATTAAGAAGTCAGCTTGGCGTTATATGCAGTTTGCTCCTGACCGTTATCCAGCAGGAGACTATATGTTTATTCCTAACTCCAGTATGGGAATAATGGCTAAAGAACTTGAAATGACACAGATGATTCAGTTGTTGTCTATGACACAGCAAGGAACACCTGCATTTTCAATGCTTCTCATGTCTATATTTGAAAATACTTCTCTATCTAACCGTGAAGAACTTAAAGCGGCTATAGCTCAAATGATGCAACCTGATCCACAAGCACAACAAGTGCAACAAATGGTTCAGCAAATGGAGCTTATGAAACTTCAAATGGAAATAGAAGAGATGAAGGCCGGAGCTACTAAGGAAATGGCACAGGCTATGAAAATACAATCTGAAATGCAAGAAGGTCAATCTCAAGATGCTCTTGTAGAACGTCAAATGGAATTAGCAGAAAAGATGGCTAAAATTGAGAAGTTACGTAGCGATGCACAAAATGTACAGTCAGAAACAATGCGTAATATTCCAGAAGTAGAACATCTTCAATCAGAGACAATATTAAATCTGGCTAAAGCTCGTATGGAACGAGCTAAGTGACAGATAGAGAATTTTTAGAGAAACGTCTAGATTTATTTTCTAGTGAAGCTTGGGACCTCTTAACAAAAGAGTTAACCTCAATGGCAGAATCATTAGAAAAGATACAAAACATAGACGATGAAAGAACCCTTTATTTAAGAAGAGGGCAGGTGGATATGCTAAATATGATTGTTAATTTAGAGGAAACCACCAAATTAGCGTTGGATCAATTAGAAGATACCTAACTCCAACATTTTTTAACTCCATAATCTTTATAGACGGAGGATTAGTAATATGGATAGTGTAGTTGTTGAAGAACCCGTAGAAACTCCAGAGCAAACTGCTGAATTTGCAGACATTGGAAAAGAGGCTCCTACTGTACAAGAGGAAAAACCTCAAGAACAAGTAAACGAAGTACCTGATAAATTTAAAGGAAAATCAGTAGAAGATATAGTTTCTTCTTATGAAAATCTTGAAAAAGAGTTAGGTAGAAAAGGGCAAGAAATCGGTGAACTTCGGAAGTTAACTGACGGTATTTTACAGCAACAACTTACCACTAATCAAAGCGGAACAGAGGCGCAAGAAGTAGCAGAGGAGACAGATTTTTTTGATGACCCTGACTTAGCAGTCAACAAAGCCATTGAAAATCATCCAAAGTTCCGTGAGTTTGAAGAGCAACAAAATGTGCAACACGCACAAGCTACAACTCAGAAACTCGAAACAGCGCACCCTGATTATCTTAAGATCGTAGAAGACCCTAAGTTTCAGGAGTGGGTACAAGGAAGTCCAATACGTACAAAGCTATATGTAGATGCTCATAACTACGATATTGATTCAGCGATGGAACTAATAGGAAACTGGAAAGAACGATCACTGATTAACAATACTAGCGAAGCAGAAGCAAATAAAGCAGTTAAACGAGACCAAGCATTAAAAGCTGGCAAAGGTGTATCAAGAACTTCTTCTGAATCCACAGCAGGTAAGAAAATCTACCGTAGGGCTGATCTAATCAGACTTCGTAATAGTGATCCAGACCGTTATGAAAGTTTACAAGATGAAATTCTTCAAGCTTATTCAGACGGGAGGGTTAAATAATAATCTTATAAAGAAAAAAGGAGCTAATTATGGCTTTAGGTACTAATGGTCAAGGCGTTACAGAAGCCGCCAATTTTATTCCAGAACTCTGGAGTGATGAAGTTATTGCAGGATACAAGAAAAACTTGGTCCTAGGTAACTTGGTTACAAAAATTAACCACAATGGAAAGAAGGGAGATACTATTCATATCCCTGCTCCTGTTCGTGGTTCTGCAAATGCTAAAGTAGCAGATACTCAGGTTGTCCTACAAGGTGATACTCACTCTGTAGTTAACTTGAGCATCAATAAACACTATGAATATTCAGTAGTGATTGAAGATATTGTTGAAGTTCAAGCTTTATCTTCTCTTCGTAGGTTCTATACCGATGACGCTGGATATGCACTAGCTACACAAGTAGACAACGATTTGTTCACAATTTGTGAAGGTCTACAAGGTGGTGTAGTTGGTGGTTCAGGTGCGGCACTTTGGGAAAAAGCAGTTATTGGTGGTGATGGAACAACTCTCTTCACAGGTAACTCTTCAAACGACAATGATATTACTGATGCAGGTATCCGTAAAATGATACTTACTCTTGATAACGCTGACGTTCCTATGGATGGTCGTTTTATGATTATCCCTCCAATAGCGGCTAATGATATGCTAGGCATTAACAGATTTACTGAGCAACAGTATATCGGTAATGGTGAAGCAATCAAGACAGGTAAAATTGGAAGCATATACGGAATAGATGTATATGTATCTAGCAACTGTCCTACCATTGAAAGTGGTGCGGCCCGTGTTGGTGTAATGATGCACAAAGATGCTCTAGCTCTTGTAGAGCAAATGGGTGTACGTTCTCAGACACAATACAAGCAAGAATATTTGGGTGATCTTTTCACTTCAGATACTCTTTATGGCGTAGGTGAACTACGTAATAACGCTGGTATTGCGTTTGTTGTACCTGCAACCTAAGTAGTATAAGGGGGTCCTTAGAAATAAGGACCTCCACTACTTTTATGTTTAGTTTAGCCATAATCAAATATTGGGAAATGAATAATATGTATGGATATAAAAAACCAAAGAAAAAAACTAAAAAGAAAAAGGGTAAAAAATGAAACCAGTAAAAATGCGAGTAGCTGGTAGAATTGTTAAACCTAAAAAAAGAAAATACGTTTCTGAAAAAAATAGGAAGAAAAACGCACTACGTTGGAAACAAGAACTACGTGGCATTTAAGGTAGGGTAACACACATGAGTAATTATACAATACAGGTTACATGGTCAGGTAAAAATGCTCTTGGAAGTACCGACCCTGAAAAAATAATTAGTGGTGCTGATTACCACACTGAGTTTTCAGCTATTCAAACAGCTATTAACTCTAAAATGGACATTACAAGCGGTACTACTACAGGTCAAACCTTAGTTAATCCTGTATTTAACACAGGTATTACAGGAACGGCTGTTCTTGATGAAGACAATATGTCCTCTAATAGTGCTACTAAAATAGCTACACAGCAATCCATTAAAGCTTACGTAGATACTACTGCGGCTGGAACTACTCAAACTTTAACAAATAAATCTATTAATCTTGCTAATAATACTGTAACTGGAACATTATCTCAATTTAACTCAGCAGTATCAGACGCAACTCTTGTAGATTTAGACGATTCTCAAACATTAGTAAATAAAACATTAACTGCTCCTACAATAAATGGTGCAGTAGGTGGTACTGCTACGTCACAAACAATTACTACCTTGACAACTAGCAATGTAGATGGTATACTAGGGGCAAATACACCTGCCGCTGTTACAGGAACTACAGGTTCTTTTTCTGGAGCAGTAACAGCGTCTACTACACCAAGTAATGCTAATCATTTAACTAATAAAACTTACGTAGATACTTTATTTGCTGGTATGGCAAGTAGGTCAATAGTCACAGCGGCTACTACAGCAAACATTACAATAGCTACTGCTCTTAACAACGGAGATACTTTAGACGGAGTAACACTATCTACAGGTGATTTAGTTCTTGTAAAAGATCAATCAACTGCCTCACAAAACGGAATTTACGTTGTGGGAGCTTCTCCAGCTAGAGATGATTTATTCGATACTTACGATGAACACCCCGGTTCATTAATTGTAATAACAGAAGGAACAGTAAATGCTGAAAATATTTATATATGTACTTCTGATGAAGGAGGTTCTTTAGATTCAACAAGTATAACATGGGCTAAAGTAACACCAGCGGCTACATCTTTAACTAATTTAACTGATGTAACAATAAGTAGCCCTGTTGCTGGTCAAGCAATAGTTCATAATGGTTCAACATTTGTAAACGGTTCCGCAGGGGTGGGCGTAGGTTTAGCAATAGCTTTAGGAGGATAAAATGGCTGACGTTTTAACATCAACTTTCGCAGACTTAACTACCAGTGATCCCACTGTGTTGACTGCTGGAAGTGGTGAAACGCTAACAATAATAGGATGTAATATAGCAAATGTTCACGCTACTACTGCTTGTCATGTAACAGTGACAGTATATGCAAGTGGCGGTGGTACAAACGCAGTTCTTTGTAAAGAAGTAAACATTCCGGTAAATGACGCATTTAACCCAATAATGGGCAAATTAATACTTACTACTGGTATGTACTTAAAAATGGATGCTCAAGCAAATTCATCGCTTGAGGCAACAATTTCTTACTTGAAGCAGACTTGATATGGGTGGTTATTTATCAGGACGGACAAGCCTCACAACAGTTCAAACCGCAGATATAGCTGATAATGCAGTAATCAATGCTAAAATGGCTGACGATGCTATTGGTGTTGCAGAGCTATCAGCTTCGGGAACTGCTTCATCTAGTACATATCTTAGAGGTGATAACTCTTGGGGAGCCGTAGGTGGTGCTGGCTCAATTTTAGAAATGGTTCCATTGGTTTGTGATGGTCGATCTATTACTGTTGGTAGTGGAACATATACAGCGCAAGACGTAACAGCAGTGCAAATTCCAACGGCAAGCTATGCTGATTTCTCAGGAAGTTTGTTAGCTTACACACCCCCATCAGGCGCACAGGCTGTAATTTACGATTTTCATTGGGCCTACAGCTACGGTGATAATCAACATATGCACCATTTGAATTTTTATATTGATTCGGACGAAGTAACAAGCGCAAGGAGAACTTCATCTGGATATGGTTATCACGATCATCTTGCTGACTTTCGTTGGGTTATCGCGATTGGAGATGGAAATGAAACAGCAACAGGAAAATTAGCGTCTTGGAGTTCAAGCAAAACATTAAAAATGCAAGTTAGAGCATACAGTACGAGCCACCAAGCTCAGTTACATGAGATGGAGTATTGGGATGGTGCTGGCGCGACACACATCATGCGTCCAACACTAACAATTACAGCGATAGGTTAGGAAAGATTATGGCAGATTATAAAATACTACGAAGAGTTCAGTATCCTTCTATCATTGATTTCCTTGAAGCTGTTCACGATAAGGAAAAGGGTGATGACACTAAATATAAAGCTTGGGTTACCGCTTGCGATAAAGTCAAATCCGACTTTCCGAAGGGGGATTAAATGAGTAACTATCTTACAGGTTTAAATCAACTCAATCCTCAAGTAAAACGTCATAATGGTGGAACTACTACTCTTACATTAGATGAGAATGGAACTACTAATGCTACAATGCTCTACGTTAATGGTGTAGCACAAACTCCGGGAATTGATTTTAATGTAAGTGGTACAACACTTACCTGTACTTCAACTCTACCAGCCGGAACCAATATTGCTACAACTATCCAGTATTTTAATACAGGTATAGTTAATACCGTAGCTGATGATGCTATTGGTTTAGCTCAGATGGCTTCAGGGGTTGATGGAAATCTAATTTCATATGATGCTTCTGGAAATCCAGCCCACGTAGCTACAGGTAGTGCTGGTCAAGTCTTAACTAGTGCTGGTGCTGGTGCGCCACCAACCTTTGCAACATCTTCTGGTGGTGGGTTTGAATTTGTCTCAGCAGTTACAGCTAGTGCATCGGCTAGTGTGACTTTTGAAAATATGACGAGCACTGGGTACGATTATTTGCTAGTTGGAAGTAACATTAAAAATGCTACGGACAGTGTAAATACTCGTTTATTACTAGGTGTATCAGGACCAACCTATCGGACTTCGAGTTATCGTTCTGGTACTGGTAGCCACTACGCTGGTGGAACTTACGTTAGTTCAGCCGATACCACCGCTGAAATCATTCTAAACTCAACACCAGTGGGAAATAACACAGTGGAAAGATACGATTTTTCGGTGAACATTATTGATCCAGCCACAAGTTCAACAGCTACTTCTGTCTATGGGTTATCAAGTTTTTTAAACGTAAACGATCAAATTTTAATTGGTCAAACGCATGGCTTTTACACCAGCGCAGAAGCTCATACAGCAATTAAATTTTTTACCTCATCGGGTAATATTACCTCTGGAATTTTTAAATTATACAAGCGGGCAAACGCTTAACAATAGGAGACTACAATGGCAAGACATCATATGACATCTGAAGGTAAAGTAGCCTTCACAGCAGATGAAGAAACAGCACGAGATGCTGAAGAGAAAGCATGGGCAGATAAAGCCGCTGAAAGAGCATGGGCAAGTTTACGCCAAGAGCGTGATCTTAAATTAGCTAACACTGATTGGATGGCTTCCTCTGATGTAACACTTAGCGATGAGTGGAAAAAATATCGCAAAGATTTGAGAGATTTTCCTGCAACTCTAGACGATGCCAAAGTTGTTAAAGAGTACACTTGGCCTAGTGAGCCAAGCTAATGAGTATAACAAAAGTAAACGCTGACGTTCTTGATCTCACTGATGCTTATGCCTTTACTGGTGATGTTAGTGGTGCTGGTAAACTTAAACAGGTTGTCTATGCTGACAGTCACGCAATAGTTACTGGATCAACCACCGTAGCTCTTGATGATACGATTTTTCAGAACTCAGAAGGAGTAGAGATTATAACTTTAGCTATAACTCCAACAGCTTCAAATTCTATTTTAAAAATAGACTTTAATTGCACATTTGGTGGTCCTTCAGCTCAATCAGGACAACTAGGTCTTTTTCAAGATACTACCGCTAATGCTCTTTGTTCTCAGTATAATTACATTTATGGTTATGGCCACCTTACTTTACAACATCTAATGACAGCTGGCACAACTAGCGCAACTACCTTTAAAGTTAGAGGTGGAGCAGGTAGTGGAACAGTTACCTTTAACGGCTATAGCGGGGTTAATGCTGTTGGAGGAGACATACCACACACAACTTTTTCAATTATAGAATTTGGAGCATAAAAATGGCAACACAAATAGATAACATGGGTCAAATCATTGGCTGGAAACATAACCACCAATCAGGCATGACAACAGTAGACGGAGTTATTACTGAGTTTCCCGGTGGCATACCGTCAGATGAAGACATAGCTACGTGGAAAAAAGAGCACGATGCCCATGTTGCGGCAACTGCTTATGTTGGCAAACGAAAAGACGAATACCCAGCTATCGAAGATCAGCTTGATAAAATTTACCATGACGGAATTGACGAGTGGAAGAAGGTTATCAAAGCAGTCAAAGATAAATATCCTAAGTAATGGTTGTTGCTGAAACTCTTGCTGGTCTGGCTCTTGTTAATAGCGCAGTCAAAGGAATTAAAAGTGTTATTGCTACCTGCCAAGATGTTTCAGAAATAGCAGATCAAATAGATTCTGTCATTACAGGAACAAAAGAAGTTCACACAAAGTCTCATCCCATTGCTAATAAGTGGGATAAATTTATTGGTAAGACGTTAGGTTCATCAGCAGATAAGTTTTCGTTAGGTGCAATAGCAAAAGAAACAATAGAAGAAAGACTTGCAGAGGAACAATTAAACCGTGTTCGTTTAATGATTAACAAAAGGTTTGGACCTGATACATGGGATACTATTCTTGAAGAAAGAGAATTGAGAATAGAAAAACATAAAAAACAATTAAAGAAAGAAACTGCAAAAAAACAAGAAGCAAACGAAAAGCTCTACAAAATATTAGAAACAATAGCAGGATATATCTTTTTAATATTAGTTATAGGTGGTGTTGGAGCTTACATTTGGTGGGCTAGAAAGTAAATGGAATTAGGTGCTAGAGAATTAATGACCATAGGCACTGTGTTGTGCGGTTTAGCGGCAACATGGGGAATGGTAAAAGGTCAGATAGGTAGATTAATGGATGACCTTATGAAAGTAAATAAAGAACTAGAAGTTATACAAGCTAGACTTGATTCTAGTGAAGCAGGAGAAGCGGTAATGAAACACCAGTTAGGCATTTTAGGTTCAATGTTGTCTCCAGATAATCAAGAAAATAAAGCAAGAGAAGTAGAAGCTTTACATCATAGAGTAAACGCATTACGTAGAGATTGCGATACGTTAATGCACACACATAACGGGAAACACCCACCAATTTAAGAGCGTTTAAACATGATCTCACTTTTAGGTAGTCTTTTAGGTTTTGTTACTTCTACAGGTCCCTCTATATTTAAAACATTTATGGACGCTAAACAAGACGCTAGAGATAAAGAACATGAGCTTAAAATTATGGCTCAACAATCTCAAGATAGACGAGATGAAGCTTTAATAGAAAGTGTAGGCGAAGCTAATATTGCAGTCCATAGAAGTTCTGATGAACAAACTAAGAGGGCAAGTACATGGGTCGTAAATCTTTCCGCAACAGTAAGACCGCTTATTACTTATTTCTTTTTCTTGGAATTTGTGTTGCTTACTTTTCTTTCGGCTTTCGGTCTGATAAGTCTGGAACTGTTTCAACTCCTGTGGTCAAGCGAAGTAGTGAGCATCTTTTCTGTGATTATCTCGTTTTGGTTCGGGCAACGATTAGTCAGCAAGTGGACAAAGTGATAAATAAAGAAGGGATAGAGTTGATAGAAAGCTTTGAAGGGTTCTCTTCTGAACCGTATAAAGATGTTGCAGGTATATGGACAATAGGTGTAGGATCAATTTACGGACTTAACGGTAAGCGTGTAAAAGCAGATCACAGGCATATTAGCAAACAAGAAGCTTTGCAGTTAATGAAAAGAGATTTAAAAAGAACTGAAGTACGAATATCACAATTAGTTAATGTTCCTGTAACTCAAAATCAATTTGCCGCTTTATGTAGTTTTGTGTATAATGTAGGTTCAGGGGCTTTTCAAAGAAGTACAGCAAGAATGAAGTTAAACAGGTCTGATTACGAAGGATGTGCTAACGAGTTCTTAAGATGGAAGTACGCTGGTAAACGATCTATTCCCGGACTTCTTAGAAGAAGAAAAGCAGAACGAGAATTATTTTTAAGTGAGGACAAAGCATAATGGCATATAGAGCTATGATTAATAAAGTCTTAAGAAGGCTAAGAGAAGATACAATATCTGCTGATTGGATTGGAGCTTTAGAAGATTCTGCTGATGTAGATTCTTACCATAAATTAGTAGGGGATTTTATTAACGAATCAAAACAAATAGTAGAAGATGCTTGGTCTTGGAGTTTCTTAAGATCACTTAAGACTGTTACAACTGAATCTGGAACAGCTACCTATGTTATTCCTGATGCAACTAATAGAACAACTGTTTTACAAGTAATTGATGATACATCTGATTATCAAGTTCCTCAGTTATCTGATGCAGATTTTTATAAATATACTCTTGTAGGTACATCTACAAATGGCACTCCCATGTACTACAGACTTAATGGAAATTCCATTTCTTTTTTTCCTACACCAGCAGATGTTTATTCAATAAAGACACATATAGTTCTTCCTCAAGCTGACTTAAGTTTAGCTACAGACGTTTTAACGGTTCCAGAAGAACCAGTAATTTTAGGTGCTTATTCTTTAGCTTTGTCCGAAAGAGGTGAAGATGGAGGAACAGCTAATTCTGTAGCTTCAGCTAGATTTGGAACAGTTCTTTCTGATTTTATAACTAAAGATTCTAACAGAACTTTAAACGAAACTGTATGGTATGCCAGTTAAAGCTTTAACACCTATAAAGTTAGATGGTTTAGGCTCAAAGGGTTTAAACACACAAGGTAGTGCTTCTACATTAGGTCCTGAGTGGCTTACTGAAGCGTCTAATGTTGTGTTTGATTTCCAAGGTAGAATAGGTCCAAGAAAAGGTATTAAATCTATTTCTAAAACTGTTTCTCACCCTGTAAAATCTATTGGTGAGTATGTTAAGTCCGATAGAACTACAGAGTTTTATTTAGGTTCTAACAATGCTATTTATAAAAGAGATACCTCTACTACCCCAGAAACACTAACTGCTCAGTCTTTTGGGGGAAGCCCACAAACTATTTCTAATTCTAATTGGCAGTGGGT